TTTGCCCCAGGTACAAAACGGACATTTTGGGATAAATCGCCACCGTGGTACAGTTCGGTTGTAAGTCGCCCAGCAGCCCCAGGGCATCGGACCAGGAAACTGGTCAATAACGGAAGGTGGAAACCTATGTCAGGTGACACTGACTTAGGCGGATTCCACGAAGTCAGGGGTCTTACCAACCTGTTTGGTAATGCACCTGCCCGACTGGAGCAACCACCTACTAGGAAGGCTGTCAAGCCTGCTAAGAACCCCGTAAGGGTTGCAGCAGGTAAGAAAGCCGCTAGGACTAGGGTACCCTATGTGCGAGGGCATGTAGTGCTCAAGTCTGACCCTAGCAGGTACGCTCTATCCGCCGAAAAGTCTGCCAAGTTCTTCCAGCGACTGGGCATGGATGAGGTATTTATCCAGAATGTCCAGAAAGTGGAAAGAGTTACCAACCTGGGTTATTTAGGGCCTATGTCCGACAATGACCCCAATGCCCGAATTGCGGCGGCTTATGACCGAAAGGTCAACGCCCGCAGGACTAAAGGTTGGCGTAAAGCGGACAAATAGGACATACCGGAGCAGGGGGTGACAAACCCCCCTGCTCTGGGTCAAATTCACCTTTCGCGAAGACATATTGGGCATTTATTCCATAAGCGCATTAGTTGGACGAAAGGGACAATTTCAGACAAACTGCTTCGGTGTGGTACGGTGTTGTTGTAAGGCCAACTGAATCGCTACAAACAAGTTTGTAGCTCATTGAAGCTACAGCTTCATAACGGAAGGGAGACAATGCATAAGACCTTAGCTCTATGGGTCATGGTGCTAGTCATGTTCCTAGGCCTACTGGTGACAGCGGCACATAGTCACAGTAGGACGCCTACCCTGCGGCAACGTACCGATGCAGCCGTCTGGCAGGTATGCAGGAACATCCGCATAGCCAAGCATGACACAGTTGCCAAGTTCTGGAAGAATGTTCGGAAGGGCTGCCAAGCCTAAGCCGATAGCCCAGGATGGTTCTAACTCAAGGTTCAATTCCTTGACTGGGCACGAAATTGGAAGAAAATAGGAGGGTGTAATGTGGTATTACATTTTCTGGAAATTGTGGGTTGACCTACCAGGGAGGTAAATTGGACAAAGCGGTAATTCTGGCCCAATTGACTGAAAACGGTCATTGGGTGGTCAAATCGGTCAAAGGTGACGGTTCGGGACAATTCTCCATAACCCTCACCAAGTAGGACATTGCACACGAAGTGTGCTAATAGCACCTGAAAGGTGCGTTTTGGGATAAACTCCCAACGTGCTATGCTTCTGGTGTAGCACAAACCGAATAACGATTTCTAGGCTGTTAGCTAGGCCAGCTAAGATAACTGGCTAGCTTGCTAGTCACTAGACTTGGACTGGATATTTATAGATTTGGTTTTACAAACCAGTCAGGACTAGTCAATGAGTCCTAGCTTCTCGCCTAGTTATGTTACCTGGCATGGTGGCCTGAGGCTATGTGAGCAGGTCACCTGCTAGGTTCATAAAGGAGGTAACATGGCACTACGTACAAGGGTTGAACAAGTAACCGAACCGATGGGAGGTTGGACAGACACAAGCCCAGTAGTTTTCCTCTCGACTGTGGTAAAGTATACATGGGACAGCGCCTATCCTTACGAGGATATGGTGAAAGTGGAAGTGTTGGACAGCTATTTGGACAGGCTGTAAGCCTGCCAAAATGAGAGGAGGTAAACAGGTAGATGCCCGATAAGTTCGGAATTGAGATTGAGTTCGTAGGTGACCGTGAGCGTGTTGCATCGGCCCTAACAGCCGCTGGAATACCTAACAACCACGGTTCTTACTCTCAATACAACGATGAATACTGGACGGTGAAAACCGATGGGTCGGTTTACAATGGCGGTGAGATTGCAAGTCCACCCATTGAGTTTGATTCGGCTAGACGTGCAGAGGTAAGCAAGGTGGTCGAAGTCATGCGTAATGCAGGGTGTGTTACTTCTGAGCAGGCCGGTATCCACGTCCACGTCAACGCCACTGACCTAACAGAAAAGCACGTAGCGGCTGTGGCACAGGGTACGGTGCAATATGAAGATTTCCTCTACAGGCTAGCTAGTTCTGGTTGGCCCCACATGAGGGAGAACGCTGAACAGTACGCCCATCCCATTAGCAGGACTAACAAAGCCTTGTTGGTGGCATCTGAGTTCTCAGACATTCAGTGTCTGAGTGACCGCTACAACCTGGTAAACTTTGGTAACTTCCTTGCCAGGAGCGATACGAAAAAGACCCTTGAGTTCAGGCTATTCAACACAAGCATGAACAAAGAGAGGGTACAGGCGTTCATAGCTGCATCGGTTGGGTTCGTTCGTGCCGCCCACAAGGGTAGGCTAGGCCACAAGAAACTGGATAAGTATGCCAGCTACCCGCTAGGCGGGATGGTCGAAGGATTCCGTACCGAACGTGCAACATTCGCCAGCGTAATGCGAATCCTGAATACCGAAGTCCTATCTGAGGCTGACCGCTTGGCCATAAAGCACTTCTGGCGTGGTGCTAGGCCCCAGCCTTGCTTCGGTACGCAATACCGTCTCCCTGGATGGTATGGCCCGGATGCCATTCGGGGGGGCGGTGATGCCGACCCTTTCGACGTAGCCGCTATGGAGACAATGTTAGATGACCACAACATAGCGGATAGCGGGGACTACGATGAGGAAGATGGTGACTTCTACTGTAATAGTGGGGGTCACTATGTAAATTCCGACTACGTGGATTGCTGCTGGGGCTGTGATAGCTGCTCAAACTGTGGCTGTACTTGTCATGAGATGTGTGACTTCTGTGAAGATTGCGGCTCGGACCTGAGTTGTTATGTGGTAGCCTGTGGTGGTAGCTGCAACCGATGCACCCACTGCTGCAATTGTGAGCCTGACATAGATGAATAACAAGGAGGTAGTATAGATTTATGTGCGGGATTGTCGGTGTAGTATACGGCCCCGATGGGCCTGGTGTAGAAAAGTGGACACCCAGCGAGGCGGCTGAGTTGATGTTCCCTAACGTGGTACATCGTGGTCGTCATGCTTGGGGTTGGGTTCACAATCTGGATAATGAGAAGTTCCAGCTACGCAAGTGGGGCGAAGAAGCAACAGATGAGAACATCAAGAAACTTAGGAATGACCACGAACTGGGGATACCGGACGATTCATTGTTCTGGATAGGCCACGTTCGTCATGCAACACATGGCCCTGAGACTGTGATGGTGAACAACCACCCCATCATCCATGGTGACTGGGTTGGAGTGCATAACGGTATTGTCTACAACTACCGTGAGATTCTCAAGAAAACTGGACGACAACATAAGAAAGCGGAGGTTGACAGCGAGGCTATCTTCGCAGCCATAGATAAGTATGGCCTAGATGATGGGCTGAAACAGCTAGATGCTTTAGCTGCATTCGTGACCTTCGACCGCAAAGACCCCGAGACTGTGTACTTCGGTACTACTAACCCAGCGAACCCGCTCATCATAGCCCAGTCTAAGGGTGGTGCGTGGTACTTCGCAAGCGAGCTACATATCCTTGAGTTCCTGGATATGGAATGGGCTGAGCAACCGTTCATCCTGAAAGACAGCGAGCTATTCATCCTGAATAAGGGTTTGGAGTATGACTACCGGAAATACGAAGGGTACAAGCACACCTACTACAACAGTAGCTTCAATTCTGGTAGCCTGTACAACCGCAAGCTGTGGTGGATGGAAGATGATGATGAGGTTCTGTTTGAGTCTGAGTCGGATGCCGCAGCCGCAGCTAATGAGTACCTAAAGAACCACGCCGAACTACAATGTTGCCTCTGTGCTTGGGAAGGTGACGACGGTGACCTAGGTTTAGGCGGCGATTGTCCACAATGCCAAGCGCCGTTCGAGTGTCTCATTGACATAAGCAGTAACCGCTTGCTACTTGATGAGATAGAAGAAAAGGAAGATAGGCCGGATGGGGTTGAACACCTAGAACATGAGGGGCTAAAGTTCTCTAAGGTTATAGAGAACGGTAAGGTTTATTTCTTGGCTGACTCCGGCGAGCTGATGGATGAGGCTAGGTTCAAGACATACCTAGAGGTCAGGGCTTTGTTCGAGCGTAGCCCTGACACCGATGATGAAAGCATACGAATAACAGCGAGTAAAGCCATAGAGGGATATAAAGGGGGTGATGATGAGCTTGTTGTCTCAGACTGAGGTAGCTATATACATACCATGGGACTCAGACGCTATTGACTATACCGAGCGAGGGCTAGTCATTATAGCTAGTGCCCCGAGTTGGTTGAAGCTGTTGCTCCCTGAGAACTGTCAAGAGAACTACTCGCCATGCTGTGCGGTCACAAGCATGAGGATTATGCAACATGACAAGGCATTAGGCGAGGCTACATCTACAGTACAAGATGGTAAAGTGGCGGCGGTAACTGACGTGAAGAAAGCACCGGCTTGCCACGGCACCAAGAAAACATGCGGGTGCCGCATGGGTGTAGGATGCAAGGCGGCAACAGATAAGCCCGATGTGCTAGACGGCCTAGCCTGTGGGTACATTTAGTGCGTAACGTCAGGCTGTGGTTCGTTAGTGACATACCTTTAGGCAATAGTCGGAAGGGTGACCTGTTCATAGAAGAACGTCCTGGGGGCCGTGACTATGGTAAACTGTTCATACGTGTTACCAATGAGCATACTGGAAGAACTTGGGGTGATGCGTGGCATCAAATAGCAAGGCTTACCCCGGCTCAGATAGAGAGGTTGAGGAATGGCCGTTGACGGTATTGTTATAGACCTGCTCAAGTTGTATGACTACATTGACCATCGAGTCAATGAGTACAAGAAGGTAGGTGCTTGGCTGGATACCGGCTGGGCCACCGAGGCGATAGACTCATACACCGATATGAAACAACGCCTTGCTGACTTGTTAGAAAGCCACGCAATCTCGGATGCTAAGCTAGCTGATAGCATCCACAAGAAGTTGTCCGCATCCAGCCATGCCAGCCAGGCATAGTTGTCGGGCAGCAACGGGCTACTGCCCAGGAAGGGAGGTAATACCATATGGCGTACAAGCTCACCACCCGCTGTGACCAGATTCAGGCGGAGCTTGACAAGGCCAAGGCCGAGTTCGCTCGGTCGCCTGGTTCCCGTGACCTGGCAAAGGCCATTGGGCACCTGCGTACTGTGCAGGCTATGACCCGCAAGGTCAAGGACTTCGTGCAGGGGCAGGTTGTTTCTGCCAACCGTTCTGCGTAGTAGCCTCTGCTACTGCTAGCAGTTAGTGCTGACTTTTAGGTTAGCGCAGGGGCTGTCCTATAGGGATACAGGCGTCATAGCCCACAGCCCCACTACAGTACAAGTGTTGACAGTTGAACCGAAGGATTCAAAATGAGAAAATACATGGAAGATGATTATGAGATAGCGGCTAAGCCTGAGTCAAGCAGACTCAGGGATGTTGGCCGTGACGAGAGGGGCGTCAGTCGGGACTTGATATTACAAGCCCCGCCTACCTTCTGGAACTGCCCGAACTGTGGGTCAGACCCAACTAGATGGGAAGAATGTGCTCAACTTCACGCAGGTAGCGGCACCGAACACTACTACTGTGTTAGATGCATGAGCTTCATTAGTGCAACCGGATACTCTGGGGGTTGTGAGGATTTAAGCTATGGGTAAAAAGAAAAACAAACCAATGCTTGATGACTACAACATGGCGGCTAAGACCGACAACCGTAGGCGTGAATGGCTACAGGTTTGGTGTGGCAACTGCGGGCACCGAGGCAACACCCGCCGTGATGAGTACACCTGCCTTGAGTGCAACTACACCGAGGATACTCTGTATGCCAACGGACGGCATAGGTTCTATAGCTACAATGATTATGTGCCTGACCAAGGCGAGTTGAATACCTGGCATAGGCTGGGTACCGCACCACCCTGGGAGTTGGTGGAACGGGAGCCAGCGAGAATGGTACAAGACAGCATACTGCTTGATGTTAGTGGCGACCCTGCCCTAATACCCGCTTGGTCAAACCTGCCACCCAACAGCTATACAGCAGGGCCGCCCAGTAGTTGGGCACCACCGCCTCAACCCACCGACTTCTCCGACTGGGGAGTAGATGATGAGTAAAGTGTTGTTAGATGATTACGAGCTTATGCAGTTCCATGCTACTGTTGTGGCTGAGCTAGCTAGACAACTATGGACTAATCCAACCAGTAACCCCAGCCGCACACACGGCTGTCTTATTTGCCATACCCAAACCCTACACCCATATAGGTACAGCATACTTGGTCGGTTCCGTAGCCGAGGTTATGCCTCACGTGCTTATGTTTGCTCGGAGTGCCACGCCCACTACAGGTCTGCTGGGTATGGTGGCATTTACTGCTGGACTTCACAGACTAGACGAGCAAGGGCGGGCCAAGTTCGACCCGACCAGGTTAGGTGGGGTTGGCGTGACTAGATTAATGGATGATGATTACCAGTTGGCACTAAATCACCTAGCTATTCAGCCTGAGCCTATGGAGTGGCAGTACGACGACATAGAGTTACCCGACTGTGACCTATGTGAAATGGCAACCGAGCTAGCCTTCTGGCAGTTAGACTCCGAAGGCTATTACCCTCGGGATGCAAGCGCGGCTTGGTGTGTGGCTTGGTGTGAGTCATGCCATAGGTACACTATTCCAGAAGTGCAAGCTCCGCCTGGGTGGTTCTCTGCGCTAGATATGAGTACCCATGCAAACCGTAGAACACCGTGCAGTTGTGGTATTCGCAGCCCACAAGAATACAGGCATTGGCTAATTGAAAGAGATGACCCACGCCCTGCAAGCGAAAGGACTGGATATGTTTCTGATAGGCTTTATAACGGGAGCAGTACTAACCTACATAGCCACGTGGTTGGAGGGACTATATCTAGTTCGCACACTCACGGAACAACAGGACGAGGTTAGCTTTGAGCCAGATGACTGGGATGAGCTTTACCCCTAGCTTCCAGTGGTTCAATACCGGCACATTCGCCCTACTTTACTAGGAGCTAGCGAGCGTTTGTGCAGCTTGACCTGGGCTTTCGCCGGTCAAGCGGACCGACTGTCCCGAGCAGATTGCATAAGGTATTCAGTCGTAGCCGTGGGTACGTAACCGGCGTTCTACACACCAGGTACTTACAAATAGAATAGTATACAACAGTCCCTGAATGGAGACATTGTGGTAGAAGAATTTGATGACTACAAGTTGGCGCAGACAGCGCCACGCAGAGAACGCAGGCTTAACGAAAGCATAGATGCTGATAATTGGGATAGGCTAGTCCAATCAGCAGCAAATTGGCAGCGGCATACAAGGACTGGGGACCAACTACGTGCCATGTTTAGGGAGCAAGCCCTATATGGCGTCGGTGCAATACAAGCCCCAGAAGATGTACCACCCCAGCCGTCTATTCCAGTAGACTATAGAGGCCCTAATGGGGACTACTCATTTTCCTGTGACTGTCCGACCTGTCAACGGATAAGAAACAATAGGCACAGAGGGGGTTAATTTGCTTGTATTGCTTATAATCTTTCTTTATTTTCTACTGAGGCGACTCACTTTCAAGCTGGTCAAGTTCATCTTCCCACCAAAACCGTACAAAAGCCCTGAGTTCGTTCGTAGTCATCCCTACCCATTTAATGGGGCCGTCTTTGATGACACGGCCAACGCTGAGATGTTCGGGGTCGGCATCAACTACTACGAAAACGGCAAAGCCTGGGAGTCCGGCAAGAGCGGTGAGAGTAATCCACTGGCCTCTAGGGACGTACTTACTGGGCTTGTACTCCATGACAAGGAACCTACCCGACGAGTGCTGTTCAAGCACAAAGTCAAGGTCAGTGGCCGAGACACGGCCAGGAAGAACATCGAATAACCAGGTTGAGTAGTCCCGTAGGCCGATGCTGTGGCCTAATTCCTGGTCACAGGTCGGGCATTTGCGTAATGCATCGTCTTTAGTTCTCATTTTGTCTCCAATTCGAGCAAACGTCGAATCTACGATTCATCTTCGTAGTTCTCCGGTAGCTCAATCACGTTAACCCCCTTTTCCGCCCAGGTAGAGCACCAGGACGGCTCAAACGACAGTGGTACGGCTAGTTCATAGCCAGGGTTCTCACAAGTCTTCCTGAGCCTTCTCAGAAGCTCTGTGTCGGTGTTCCAGACACCCTCTGGGGCCTCGAAGACCAATTCGTCGTGGACCTGGTTGATTAGAGTCAGGGTGTCGGCGTAAGAGCGGCAATCTAGCATGTTCCTACGCATAATGTCGCCAGCCGAACCCTGAATGATGCTATTTACTGCTTGTCGCTCCCCCTTACTACGTATTTTCCATGATGCATCTCCAAATGCGTAGCGCAGTCGGCGGTAGCGACCCCCGATGGTGCGGACGTAACCCTGCCCTCGGGCCATGTGTATAACTGCATCTTTCCATTGGAAGAAGGTGCTGTATATGCTTGCAAGGTGTTCAAGATAGCCTTGGGCATCGTCAATGGTGGTGGGGAATCCGTTGAGTGCAAGGATTTGAGCCAGTTTCTTAGCTCCTGCTCCGTAGCCAAGGGCAAGGATGAGTGTTTTACAGAGTTGTCTTTCCGGCTCATGTTTTTCAACCTTCCGGCCAAAGATGTATTCGGCTGTGGTGATATAGATATCTTTCCGTGTGCGATATATGTCAAGTAGTACTGCATCGCCAGAAAAGTGAGCCATAAGTCGAGGCTCCAGTTGAGAATGGTCGCCCACAACAAGATTGCCGCAGAAAAGTGAACGAACAGCCTCACCAATAGCACCGTGAGCAGGCTGGTTTTCCATATTAGGGCTGCGACTAGAGAGTCGGCCCGTAACCGTACCAGTTTGGTCGAATCTGCCATACAGCCTCCCTTCGTGGCTATACTGGGGATAGGTTCTGAGATATGTGGTGATGACCTTGTTCAATTTGCGCCACGCAACTAAGTCCGTGACCCATTCATTGGTGCCGTGATAGAACAGCAAGTCCGGGGTGCTGGTACTGGGTGCCTTGGTCTTGGCCGAGGGCGGGGTTTTCTTAAGCCCAAAGCCTTTACGGGTCCAGTACCCATGCACAAGTTCTCTACCGATTTTCTCTACTACAAAGCTAGGAGGAATAAGATGGACACTGTTGTTGCTTGGATTATCATTGGCGTCTTCTGGCTGGTTATCATCCTTGCTATCTGGGGTGCTACTGGCGGCGGTCCGTAGAGCTTTGATTTGCTCTTTGTCAAATCTCAGCTTATCCGGCTGAGTCCAGACCTTGGAGAACAACACAGCGCCTAGTTGCTGCCAGCTATTGAGATTGATTTCATAGCCCAGGCTTTCATATAATTTTTGCTCCTGGCTTGCTGCATCAACCTCAAAGCGGGCCTGCAGGTGTCTAGCACAACAGGCTAGTTCGGACAAACCGCCTGTATTTTGTCGTGGACTACCTTCGGGAGAACGCACAAGTTCTCTGGTCTGTTGTCCATCGGATTCCCGTTGACGTGGTGTACCACTTCCTCCGGTTTCAGGAATCTCCCTAACTTCTTCTCGGCTAACCACCGATGCAGAAGGAGTCGTCCATCGGGTGAGGCTGCGGGATGTGTCGGCAAGAAGATTCTCAGGCACCGACCACCCTTCGTAACTGACCCTACCTGTGGCGCTGGCCTGCCTTTCGGCCCATAGCAAGCCATGCTGCAATATTTCTGTGGTTGGTGGGATGGGTGATACTCTTTCCCACATTTGGTACATGTTCTCAATTCCCTTAAACGTCCCATACAGCTTATCCTTTCCACAATCAAGCGAAATACCCATTCCGGCACACTCCATATTGAGCAGGACTTCGGTGAAATCCACATGCTCAGAGGCCCAAGAGTTCTCCCAGAGGCGCTCTTTCAGTACCTCTCGGAGTTTAAGATATAATGCATTCGTGGCTTCTACATCCCTGCGGTTGTACTCCATGAGTTGCTGGTAGTATTCATGGCCATAGGGCATGGTTTCAAAGTCCCGTAATGGGGTACGCTTACCGTCATCGGACTTGAAGTAGACCACCTTGGCTTCCCGGTCGATGCGCTTGTCCATGACGATGTTGCAGTACCTATTGGCAAGATATTCCAGGGACATTTCAGTGTTCTCATTAATCAGATGAGCCATGACCATAGTGTTATGGTATGGACCCCTAATGCTATAGCCAGCGAGCTTGAACCAGCGAGGGTCGTGGTCACCATGAGAAACTATAGCTGCATCAGAGGCTAGAGGCTTCTTGTAAGAGGGTTTATCAAGACCAGGCTCTCTGCGACCGGGGCACACAATAGCAGGGAAACCTGCTACTTGATAGCCCACACAGAGCAACTTACCGTTCCACGGCGAATCACCAGTATTCTCTATATCTATGACTATATATGGGTCCAAAAGAAATGCCCTCCTACTTATAATAGGCGGGTAGGGTACGTTTCCAGAGTTACCCCTAACACTAAAAGTATACCCTACCTACCTGTTATAGGTGAGGGTCCGAATGCATAACGAATGGAGTATGCCCAATGGAAGAAATGCTCTGGCTGTCCGACGAGATGATGGAACACTCAAGCCCGATGTGGGATTCCCGGCCTCGGTCAGAGGCTGAGATAAAAATGGCGTACCGAGTGCAGGCTGTCTTGGCCTCTATGAACCCCAGGCAGGCTGAGCTACTCCGCAAGCACTTCTTTGAGGGCTTGGGAGCCACCGAGCTAGCCCGTACTGAGGGAGTAGGTGCCAGGACTATGCGCTACAATATAAGCCGAGCCAAAGCCGCCTTTGTGCGAGCGATGGAGAAATGGGGTGGCGAATTTGCAACCCCAGCAGGAGGTACCAGTGTCTAACGCAGAAGAAGTACTGGAAAGTTGGCAGGAGGCCGACAAGAACCTGAAAAGGCCCCCCGGCCAGGCACCTGACCACTTCGACTCAGAGGTTAGGCTGCATAATACGAACCCAGAACCTGGTCCTGTCACTATTAGGCACCTAGACGGTTCTGCGGTCACTGAGAGGCCCTTAACGGCCTCTGAGAAGGCTCTGATAGCAGCCACAGACTTGGGGAGAGATGAGTAATGGACAAACAGCCCGCAAAGAGCGGTACAACTACCAAGGAACAGACCACAGAAAGTGGGCCGCAGGAGTCAAAGCCGCAAACGGGACAAAAGGGTGCTGGGCTTGCCGACGAGGCGCTGACCGCTCTACTAGACGAGCAAGGCTCCATTCGCATAGCGTTTACGGACACGCCTCGGGGAATGAGCTTGGAGTGGTGCTCTGTGCGACCTGTCATGAGCTTGTCACGATTCTTACAGGCCGTGGCTACCGAGCGTTCAGCAACCAAGGTGCTTGGAGACGCCTTATCCACCTTGTCCGGCTATACCGACAAGGACCAACCGATGAGATGCCCAAGCTGTAATGAAGTGCTAGCCAAGGGCTATGAGGCAGAGCATCTGTTCATGTGCCCGAAGTACCTCAAAGGTGGTAACATCAAAGACTATAAGGGGAACTAGTGCCTAAGCCAACAATATTTCACCTACAATACCTTATAGGTAACCCCAACGCTTATGCTATACAGCATCCCGATGGGTCATATTACCCAGTAGAGGAACCACCCACCCCCAAGATTCTGGGTATGCACCATCGAGGCAAAGTAACTATTGGGACTTATTTAGTGTATGGCGACAAGGCCCGGACCCTAGTACTAGACTTTGACTCAGGGGATGCAGCTAAGCAGGAAGCTCTGCTTGCGGCAGAGGCTTTGCGAAAGCTGGGAGTCCCGGAACGTAGTATAGGTATAGAGTTTTCTGGCAACAAAGGCTACCATGTATGGGTAGTAATAGGTCAACTAGTACAAGCCGAGGCCATTCGTAGATTGGGCTACGCCGCCCTGAGCCTGGCCGAGGTCGAGGCTGAGGTCTACCCTAAACAGAATGCAACTACCAACCTGGGTAATCTTATTAAGCTACCTGGCGGAATCCACAGAGTTACTGGTAAGCCTAATGATTTCATAAGCAGGATTCCTACGCCCATGGCAGCCGAAGTTTTTGAGAATCTTATGCAGGACATACCAGAGCTAAAGACTAGGACGAAAGGCAACTACGATGGGCCGGTCGCAATCGAATGTCTCGGCAGGATACAGGACGGCGTTGGCGCAGGTGCTAGGAATACCGCCCTCTTTCATCTTGCAACTATGTTACGACGAGCAGGTCTTAACGACGCCAATACAGAGTCGGTCATACGGACTGTGGCAGATAAATGCGACCCCCCGTACACCGACGAACCGGAACTCTCCAACCTCATAGAATCCAGCAAGAATAGCGGTCCTATTTGTGCCCAACTGCCCTCCGAACTCCAATGTGAACTCTGTCCAGTCCGGCAAGCCAAGGGACTGAGTTTAAGAACCGGGCAGGTAAAACATGGCAGTCCTGGGGAGCTTGTAGTGGTGGAGATAGGCAGGTCAGAGCGTGGATTGACCGAAATCAAGCACCCAGATATTGGAAAAGGGTTAGTGAATACCCTGAAAAACATACCCTAGTGCCCTGTTATAAGTAGAGGGACTAAATCCTACGGATAGAGAGGCAAAGTATGTCAGTTGTTCTAGGCCAGCACTACAAAGAAGTGCTTGGTATTGAGGAAGAAGCCCTCAACAAGCGTGTCCAGCGGCTAGAAGGGTTAGACGAGCAGATTTCTAAGTGTGCTGAGGCACTAGCCGATGGTTGGTGCATGACCGAGGGGCTTATATTCTCATCGGGCCGAGAGCTTGGCTATCTTGTAGCGAATGCAGTAAAAGTCTCTCTTGCTATTATGATGGAGAATGGCCACCTAGCGAAAACCCTGCCCAAGCAGAAGCCCGAACCCGAGGAAAAATCCAAGAAGGGCTACCTTTAATGAGGCGCTTCACGGTACTGGTAGACGTGCCAGAGCTATTTCTGGATGAGTCTGACTGGTACAGTAGCCTCATACGAACTGTCCTGGAAGATGTTGGAATCCAGGTAGTGAACATAGTAGAACCGAAAGGATTATAAGTTGCCCTTAATTGGCATCGTTGACCCAAGCCACACCCAGCGTCGTGGCGACCCCTGGACACCGCCCAAGTGGTACCCGGTGGACGACATACTAGAGCAGGCATACCGAGCCGACCCCCGCTGGTCGCCGTGGTCATACGAGCTTCTTAATGTCGCAGTTTCTGAGATACAGGAACGTGGCGACCATATAAGCACTACCGCTCTGGTCAGTCCCTGCCCCCGCTCAGTAGTCCTAGAGCGCAAGGCAGACTACGTGGGCGACATAGATGCCCTGTGGCGGGCCTTCCGTGGTACGATGGTTCATGCTGTGCTGGAACGTGCCCAACGCCCTAACTCTGTGGCCGAGGTCAGGTTCATCATGGAGTTCGATGATGATGAGCTTAGCTGCAAGCCCGACCTGGTGACTGAGGCTGGCGACTTGTGGGACTACAAGAACACAGAGAACCCACCGGCGTATGACTACCCCTACACTGAGCACACCCAGCAGTTGCAGATTAACCGCTTCGTAGTCAACCACGCCGACAAATGGGAGGCCGATGAACTGCCGTTCAATCCGAGGTCCCTGACCTTTAGGCACCTGAGCATCATGTACCTTGGCCCGAAGTGGCCGAAGGCGTTGGAGACTCTCAAGACTGAGAGGGTTCCCACCAAGGATGGTACAGGCACCAAGCCCCGCAGGGTACCCGATATCTGGTCGGACGACAAGGTTACTGACCTAATATTGCCCAGGTTCAGAGCACTACGGGCTGCGTTGGAGTCCTATCCAGAGTGGCCGTACGGGGTAGAGGAAGTGTGGGGCGGGGAGCCTAGCTGGAAGTGTCCAGGGTTCCCACACTGCCCACTGAAAGGTATGTGTTTGGCTAGTCGATATCCAGAAGGGATGGTTTGGTAATGGCATATAACGCAAGCAAGGCATCACTGAAACAAACCAGCTACAACGTAACTGGTCCCATTGTAGCTGCGTTCGTTAACATCGGGGTCATAGCAGACCCAGAGGCCGCAGTTACGAACCTAGACAGCATGGCTGCGAAAGTCTTTGCTAACTTGGAGGAAACTTTTAATGCCGAACAGACGTCGCCGTCTACGGGAACTGCTGAGAAGACTCCGGCTCAGGATATTTCCGACCCCGGCCAGTTCGTAGTGAACTTCGGTAAGCACAAAGGCAACACCATCGAGCAGATTGCTACCGACGACCTTGGTTGGTTGGAGTGGCTCACCCAAAAAGACTCCAAGCCGGTGCGCAACTTCGCTCGTAAGTACGCCCAGGCTTACCTTGACACACGCAAGGCCGCTGTATAGTGAACTCTGCTATGCAGATAGCAGACCAGCTTAACGTTTTCGATGCCTATGTCAATGATGACAGAGGTACTATTCCCACCGGCTACGGGGGGCTAGACGGCCTGCTCCGCCGGGGAGGGCTGGCGCCACAAACGCTGGCCCTCCTGGGCGGCAGGCTATCTACCCGCAAGACCACCACGGTTATGAACATAGCCGCCAACATGTTAGACGGCGGCGCTATGGTGGGCCTGGTGGGGCTGGACGGCAGCCTCAGCAACAACTACATAAGCAGGCTGTACTCCACGTGGTCGGGTTTCACCGTTGACCACATCGAGGAAACCTGGAACACCCAAGAGGCCGAGGAACACAAGCAACGCTTCATGGACTGGGCCAAGAACTTCATCTTCTACAACGGCCCACGGCGTCCTGATATGCCCGACCTGACGAACTGGCTGCTAGAGACTGAGGTTTCTACAGGACAACGCATAAGTGTTGTGCTTATAGACTACGTAGGGCTTATGCGGCGGGGTAAGTATGATGGTAACGACCAGGTACGCATACCCCGGCTCATCGAAGACATAAAGATTTGGACCGACCAGGAAGACCTTATTACCATAGCCCTGCACCAGGTCGCTCGTATGGACGAAGGTTCCGGTGTGCGCTACCACGGCCACCACCCGATGACTGTGGCCGGGATGAAGTTCGGCGGTGAGGATGTGGCCGATATAGTGTTGGCTACCTACCGCCCGACCCTCAACCCGGTGGGGCATATGGACTTTGAAATGGCCCAGGAGCGAGAGGGCAGCCGGTTCACCCACGAAGATTGGGAAAAAGTGGTAGCCCTGTGCGAGCGGACCAAAGACCTGACGTACCTGCAACTGTTGAAGAACAGGCCGGGTACCAAGATAGACGAGCGAGGCATCTGTCTGCGCTCGTTGGGAGAAACTATGAAGATGCGAGAGGTAAGTGCCTTCGACGCTCTTGACCAGGACCAGGTAATGGCTTATGGCTAGAGGGCTGAGCAAAGAGTATGCCAAGTTCAGGCGTTCCATAATGCATCGCATCACTAGACGAGTGCATAACCACCCTAGCCCTGCTCTCAAAGACTGCTGGGGTAAACTGCACGACATTGTGCAGGAAGAAATCACTGTCACCTTCAAGGAAGCTGAGGAAGATGCCTTATATCCGCAGGGCCAATAGACCTACTGCTCGGCATACTCCTAAATCTGCTGGCGAACTCAATTATGCTTTTACTCGCCTCATCGTGGGATATCTGGACTATGCGGGGCTTAATTATCAGACCATAAATGATATACTTGGCGCTCTTGAGGGAGCTAAGATGGAATTTGACCGCCGCAAAGTGCGGGCATATGAGGCAGCAAAGAGGGTGGCTAATGGCGACGTATATTAAGCCGCTTTGTTACATCGCTGGGCCGTACACTCACCCTGACCCAGTGGAGAACACGCATGACGCGTCCCAGCTAACCATCCGAATGATTGACGATGGGTATGTGACACCCATATGCCCCCATGCTACGCTTATCCTGCAGCTTGTCTCGCCACACTCTGATGTAGATTACTGGTATGCTTATGACAATGAGGTTTTAGCTCATTGTGATGCCGTGTTTCGGATGCCTGGTGAAAGCAAAGGCGCTAACGATGAATGTAGGTTTGCTGGCAGGTTAGGTAAGCCTGTGTTCTACAGCCTAGAGGCTCTCTATGAGTGGGCCGACCAGCACACTACATGGCAAGGATTGCGTGATTATGCCCGACAACTTTAACATGGAACAGGGCGGGGTACGCTACGACCAGGACAAGCCCCGTTACGAGCTTATCCCGCCGTGGCCCCTGGAACAGTTAGCCCGTGTCTATACGATGGGCGCAGCCAAGTACAACGACTACAACTGGATGAAGGGTATGCGGTGGGGCAGGCACTTCGCTGCTATGATGCGCCACTGTTGGGCATTCTGGCGGGGAGAGACATACGACCCAGAGAGTGGACTACATCACCTGGCTCATGCTGCCTTCGCCTGCTTCGCTCTTATGCAGTACACTCTGGACCACCCAGAACTAGACGATAGGCCAAAGGATAATGGGACACAAGATAAAGATGTACACCAAGAGGCAGGTCAAGGCACACCGCAAGCTAAAGAGACAAGCCCAATTAGAGGCGTTAGCGAGCCGGTCTTCTTGGCTGGCCCCTACACCCCACCCAGCGGACGAAATGTTGCAGGGGGTGGACACCTATGGCCCATGTAACCGATAAGCGGCGCAGGCCAGCGGCCTATACAATAGGAGTGCCTAAAGAGAAGCCTGCCCCCAAGATAGACACATCCCCACCTAACCCTGACCCACTGAATCTGCTATTACGCAAGACTATAGAGTTCATCTACAACCAGCCGGAATACTACGAGGTACTCCGACTTCCCCGCCCGGTACGCAAGCAGTTTGAAACCGCTGTCGGCAAGGCCATGAGCCGTTTCCCGCAGCTTAACAAAGTGAGTGTGCGAGTTGATAGCTAAGATGAAAGGAAAGAAGATTTATCTTGGTGGTACTGTGATTGAGGTAGATACCAAGGAATTTGAAATGGGTGACGGTGAAGGAATGGGTGTAGCTGGGTACTATGAGAACGGCGAAGATGGTCGTACCATCGTAGTAGACACCAAGCACCTAGATGATTCTACCTTTGCTCACGAACTTGGGCACCAGGTTTGTGAGACAACTGGGGTCTACATGAGTGAGTACCAAATGGCGGCGTGGGAGATGTTCTTCGTCATGTGCCGGGACCCCCGCAACAAGTGGCTGAAACAATACTACTTTGGAGACGCGTAATGCGAGTTATATTAGTACGGGTGTTATTCTGGGTTTCGCTTGGTCTAGGAAACGCTGCGGTTTGGGTAGGAAACCTAACCCTAACCGATAAACTGGGGTTAACGGCAACACTGTTTGGTATAGGCGCTCTTGTTTGTGCCATTACTTGGCTAATAATGGAGCTTTAGGTGAAACAACCTAAGTTCTGCATGTGTATGGTGTGCGGGGATGTGCTGTACGCAGGCCCCAGCATCTACCCCATACCCCGAGACTGTTCCTGTCAAGCTACCCGTGTTGTCCCTACAGAGGAAAGAGGCCATGTTCAGTGGGATGTGGAAAGGTATAAAGCGGCTGCTCTGGTGGATGCTGAAACTCAACGTGACCAACTGCTGCGCCAAGCTGGTAGTGAAGAAGCTGACAAGCTCAAGTCTCTCGGCTTCTCACAGCAGGAGGTTATTGAGGGGGCTAAGGATGCAATACGCAAGGCCCAGCCACTAGCCCAGAAGTTGTACCAAGAGGTCTTGGACAACGCACCCAAAGAGCCAGAGGTCGAATACACCGACGAGAGCCTGGACCCGACTGCGATGGTCAAGCTAGAGCGTAGCCCCAGTATTGACGAGTTCTACGAATATGAAATGTCCAAGCTAGAGCGAGGAGAGCAGGTCTAGTGCCTAAGCATGGTGTGTGGCTCATATGCCCCGAGTGCAAACGGCGTGACTGGTCTATAGACCCTAACGCCATAGGGTGGTGCTCTAACAAGGACAAGCATACAGGTAAGACGGTGAAGATGTTGGAGCTTGGTAAAGCTGTGAAATAGTTTAGGCTCTGTGAAGGAGAACCGACTCGCTATCGGTGTTGGAATCATGGGGTAGCGTACCCTGATGTGCTGCCAGTGTGGGCAACCTGGCCATAGAGCCTAAAAGAAAAGGCCCCGGTGAAAGCCGGGGCCTATCTTTATATCTGGTCAGCTACACAGCGGGCTGAGTACCCCTATTCGGGTCAGTCCCTTCGGCAGCAGGCTCGACCACGTTGTCGTCATCCGCTACCTCGTCTGTGCTCTGCGGGACCGACGCCTCACCTGAGTCGTCTTTGAAGCTCGGCCCTGTCTCACCAGCGGAGGGTGTCTGGTAGGGGGCCTTCTCCGCAACGTCTGGCGAGTCGCCAGGTCCCGCAGTTCCTCCGGGATACTTAGGCTCTACGGGCGCTGGTGCCCCGAAGTCCTGGAATGCATTATCCCTGTTAGCGGCGGCAGCACTAGGTACCCGAGGTACCCCAGCGTCTCCGGTTACTTCCTGTCGTGCCTGTGCGGTAGCTTGTGCCCGCTCAAAGTAAGGTATTGCAGGAGAACCACCGAAGTCAATGGTGCTGGTGTCAGTAACACCGTTGGTACGCTCCATCTTGGTGGACTGGTCTTCGTCCAGCGCAGGAGCACTTGAAGTCTCTGGCATAACTATCTCCTAACTAGGGTTGCCCGAAGGCCACCCGCTAGATGCGTCTCGTCCGTCTGCTTTGCCTGCCTTGTTGTACTCACCGGCAAGCCCGCTGTTGGCAACAGTGGTTTCCTCCTGAGTACCGGCAGTCATGCTATTGCGAGTACCCCATTCATCTTCCAGAACGTCTTTACCTTCGGCCATTTTATAGAACCCCCAATACTTTCAATGCTATGACTAGTAATATGATTCCTACAACTGCGCCTACGAAAGTCATATGCCCCTTTCTACTCGCTGTCGGCTGACCATCCTGCGGCGTGTGATGCTATGTTAGCGTACATACTTATGAACACAAGGTAGGGGATGCTCTTGTACCAACCCAGCAATAGGGTCGGCACGATGAGTAACACCCAGAAGACAAGCAGGGCACCATGCATGTGCTTGCGCTGCTTGGCTCTGTCCTTGCTCTTACTCAACTGGGCTTACCTTGCTACGAGCAAAGAGGCCCAGCAAGAGAGGTACTACAGCGTCGATAGAGGCTACGATAGCCTGTACCTGAGCGTCCTTGATTAGTCCGAATGCAGCTATCGCTCCTACGATGGAGGTAATAGCTGCGGCAACCATGACTGGTTCTGTCTTCATGTTTCTCCTATCTGTTCTGCTGGGCGTCGAGCACAATCTCTTGGGCAGCGACTATACCAGCTTGCTTTTCTCTGTCCTCTAAAGCACTACCCAGCTTCACGATTTTCTGCTTAGCGGCATCTGTTGCGGCAAGCAAATCCGTCGGTGGTTCTTTTCCATCCTCTTGTTCGTTCTTAATAAGCTGCTCTAGTAGGATTACCTCTCGCTTGCTTCCATCATACTCGCCTTGTATGGCGGCGGTCATGTTAGAGTTGACAAGTGTGTGGATAATGTCTAGCTTACCGTTGGTCTTGGAATTTGCCAGCAAAAGCCGTGCAGCTACCTCATCTTGTCTTCGGTAGTCTTCTTTCTTGGACCGGCTCTGGAAGAAGTAGTTTGTTATCAACATCAATAGTGGTACTATGGCTAGAAGTATGGTTTCCACACGGCTCCTTATGTGCAGACTTTGCGCCCAGCTACTGTTATACAGACCAATGGTGAGGGGCTGTTAGAAGACCCAGGACGCGGCTTAGGACTAGGGTGGTTACTTGGCTTAGGGTTTGGGGTGTTCGTGTCTCCTGGCGGCTTAGGGCTTGTCTGTGGCGGCGTTGAGCCGCCCCCGCTATCGCTGGCCCGATGAGGGCTGTGGCGAACCTCCCCTCTGGGGGAATGGGAGCCGCACCTGGCAAGCTTTAGCAGTAAGATTTTGGTCGTGCTGTGTGAGCGGGAATCCTGCTAGCTGCTGTAGTCGGTCCAGCTTCTGGGCTGTAGCGCAGCTTCGCTGCCCCGACGCCTCGGCGTGAATATCTAAGGCGCTCTGAATATTCTTAGCCAAGTGTGTCACCTTGTTGTTGGACTCAGTAATTGCAGTTCGGGCGCTAGTGGTAAGCAGCCAAGCTAATCCTAAGATGAGGCCGGTAGTTATAAGTGCTGTCATAAACATCATCAAGAACCGCTGTAGTGTTAGACTCATACTACTTACCCCCTACGTGGGACAGTATAAGATAGATAGCCCCAAGTATGGAGGCCAATGTCCCAAGTAAACCACCTACAAGTCCAAAGAATTTCACGTCTAGCCTGCTTAGACGATTCTCTATGTTCTCCATGCGGTCATCTGTCGCCTTGCCTAGTGAGTCGAACTTAGTTCGTACTTCTCCCTCAAAGCTACGTAGCTCGCTGTAGATATCTTTGTTGGTTATGCGAACTCCGTCGCCATTGGAGTCAGTCATTACTTCCCCGCTCGAATCCGCTTGACCTGCTTCTTGACCATCCTCATAAAGGTGCGCTTAGGGAAGTTCTGTCCAGGGTCGGTGTGCGTGGACTCATGGAATGCATAAGAAACCACGTAGTGAAACGTGATGCCCTTCTGCATGTGCTGTAGCTGCGTTGGGTCAGTTAAGTACACCAGCGGTATACTGTCTTCTAAGGCCCATCGAGCCACTATAATAGCGCCCTTTTTCAGCATACGCCGGTGGGTAGGATTCATCCATGACAACTTGGTCCATGCGGCGTGGGCCGCAAACTCCAAGCCACGGCCATACATATTACCGTGGGGGCCTGCCTGATATGCCTCTACGTTAGTCGGAAGACAGTGGTAGCATTCGTTAGCATCGGTGATTCCGTGTGTCGAAACCTGCGCCACTGGGTTCTCAAACGTGGCCTTTGCCCCCGCAGCGGTGTCACCCTCGGTCGAATGTAGGATAATCCACAGACGATGCTCGGGAGGTCTAGCCCCACCGTGGTTGCTGGCTGGTATGTTGGCTGGCTTACAATCTAGCGTTGGCATGTTCCCCCCTATTACTGTATAGCATTCTGGAATATGGCTTGCTGCTGCTCTGGGAGCGGGTTGGTATTCAGTGTTGCGGGCTGTGGGAAGCCTAGGTAATTATAGAGCGACGGACTAAGCTGAGCAGGGTCCGGCAGGGTGATGCCCCGCTGCTTGTAATTGTCCAGCACCGGCTTGATGTGGTCGTAGTAGAAAGCCAACTCATTGCTGTTAAGACTCTGGTTGTCGATGGTGGTGGTGCCCTGGCCTAACAGCCACGACACTATGTTACCTGTACGCCTTTTGGTTGCGTTAGGCTCCCCGGTCACCCAGTCATGGAACCTGGCGAAGATGGGGATACCCGATAGGATATTCTGCACCTGGTCGGTAATCATCGGGTTACCCTTAACATCGTGCTGCACAAAGGGGCTTATAACCTGCGCAATACCAGGCAGCTTGGCCCAGCCCGCTAGTGGCACCAGCTTACCCTCAAGGGGTGCCCCGCTAAAGATGTTCTTCTTGAACACGGTGGACTCAAGTATAGGCATAATTATCGGCAGCGCCGAAGTCACATACTCGTTAGCGCCCTTGTAGAGGTCTGACATAGGGAGGCTCATGGTCATTAGTTGCAGTCCCTGGTCACCTTTGTGCTTGACGAATGGCAGCGGGAACATGGTTTCGTCCCGCATCCACTCGGGTAGGTCCCTGCGGATTTTGTCTGGGTCTACCCCAGTGGCACCAAGAGCCGCATTAGACAGTTTCATAATAGCGAGTTGTCGTGCGGGGTTCTCCAATATCTGGTGAATCTGGAAGGGTATGTTGGTCCGCATGAACTTGTAGAACGGCACCACGTCACGGATGAACCGTTCGGCATCGGTGAGGTCGGTGTAGTCACCATGCCGCATCATCACGTAGGCCCTGGCTCCCATAATGTCGCCCTCTGTCTGGCGCATACCGGCAGCCATAGCCGCATAACGGTGGAAGGTAAGCTCATTGTCCATAGCGTGAGAGGCTTTTTCCTCAACCCAATGGTAGGGCTTGCCGGGGAAGAACTCTCCCGCCCGCTTCACCTGACCGGGTATGCCAGAGTGGTCTATGACCCCACGACCTATGCGGGCAGCTTCTTCATTTGCTGTTATGATATCTCGCACCGTCTGGGTGTTGGTCGAGTTGACCCCCGCCCTAGACCACAGGTTACCCACGTCCCGCCAGCGTACCGCCTGGTCGGGCGGGAAGTGCTGGGCTAGGTGCAGGTCATCTATGATTTTCTGTGGCACCAAGGAAGTCTCTCGGGCCACATCATTGAACTTGTTAGTCCCTAGCTGCATCGCCCTGCTAATGGGTATGGCTACCTCATCGTAGTCGTGGATGATGTTCTGAGAGTCACCGATGAAGTTGTTGAAGAAGTGGCCGATGTTGATGCGTCCGTGGAACCCAGGGTTCATCACGGTAGCCCACTTCTTCCACGGCCCCAACAGGAACCTGCGCCACAGTTGACGCATCTCGCCCACGTCCTTGTAGAACATGCCGGTGTTGTTGACTTCTCTGGCGATGTAGGCAGGCATAGACCAGCCCTCAAACCCTCGCAGCATGAGAGGCTCAAAGCCTGTGCGGTTCTCAGCAGCTTTGACGAAGGCAGGCTGTATGTCGTGCATCTTCGTAGTGAATGCAGTAACCACCTTGTTGTGCTCGTCTATAGCGCCCTGCACTTTGGACTTGAGCAGGTCAAGGTGGGAAAGTTGAGCCTCCGAGAAGGCGTCCCGGTGGTCGTCTATCTGGGCTATGGTCTTGCCGAACCGCTCGGCATGGTCCTGCATGAGAGCGTCCTGGTACTGCCACGACTTCTCCATAGACTTGCGGTACTCGTAGCCCCGCTCAGAAACCTCTTTACCCAGGCTGTTTATAGCTGCATCATCTGACGTGAAGGGCAACCACTTGAACTGGTGGCCTTGCACGAACCCACCCGCTGGGTTAATACCCAGGTCGGACAGGTAAGCCAGTCGGCGGTTAGACATTCCAAGGGCTTCTTCTCTAATACCCTGAGCTATGCGCTCGGTGTTCGCCACGTGAGCTTTAATAGGGTCGTGCTGGAAAACATTGAGTTCATCGGGGAGGTTGAAGGTCTGTCCGTTCAAGCCTCGCTCACGCAGGTCTTGCTTGATGAGCTTCTCTGCAGTAAGGATATCCATATCACGGTACTTGCGTTCCATCTGGTAGGCCCGTACCGGGGTGCGGTAAATCATAGGGTCACCGTCACCACGCACAGCGGAGTGGAACTCCGGGGTGCTTATGCGGGCATCATAGCCGTGGGTCTGTATGACGTGATTAGCGTTCTCGTCAATGACCTTGACCCGCTGGCCCAGGTGGTTGCCTAGTGCCTTCTCCTTCTCGCTAGCGTCAAGCATCACACCCGAGATGCTACCATCTTCGTTACGTATGATGATGCTGTCCTTGCCAGCGTTGTGCGCTGCAGCAGTCACACCTTCTTGAATCTTCTCCTGACGAACATGCTCCCAGCCGGTGTCGCCAATGGCATAGGGATGGTCCGCAAGGATGCGGTCCCTGGCAGCGTCTACTGATTCGGTGGCATCTTTGACCCATTGCTCGTATATGGCTTGGTCGTTACCGATAGCCCCTGCTGTCTTGTTGATGTACAGCGGGTTGAGCGGGCGCACTCCCATAGGCACAGGCTTACCAATGGGGCTGGACCTGAATACCTCTGAGGGCCGAAGGTCTGCATTAACGTGGTCTTCCCACTCGACAGCAGGAACAGACACACCCTTACCGCCCTGCTCGCCAGCAACTCGGCTTACCCGAACAGGGAGGTTCTCAAATTGGTGGTGGCCTTCGGAGACAAGCTGCTCTGCGGCAGCGAGGCGGTGGTTACCTTCTTCAAGTAGCACCGAACTCTTGGTCGGATTGTAGGTCAGAATGAGTGGTTCTTTAATACCGTTCTGCAGAATGTCATCTTTGAGGGGCTGTAGGTCCGTCATAGGCTTGGCAGCCCGGTCATACTCTCGGTACTTCTTGAGGGTAGATATAGGCATAGGCTCTGCTATGTCTCCATAGCTGTCCTTAACCCAATCACCGGGGGGTCGAATACCGGGCGGTGTCAGCGGTAGTTCTTGGCGAACCGATGAGAAGTGGATACCCGCTGCGTTAATGTCTTCCCCGCCACGAATATCTTGCGGACCAAAACCGGATTTGTGCAGACCCTCGTAGCGAGCACCGCCAGGGCTGTACCAGAATACCTGGTTGCGAGTGTCCTTGAGAGTACCGACCTGCCAGTCTTTGGTCTGGTCGAAGGTCAGCTTAATGGCACCGTCATAGTCGGTGGTAATGTCGGCTATGTTCATCCCCGCCTTGAGGCCCTCAAGACGCAGCTTGTTGGCTATAGTGCCTTGCTCCCACAGACTGGTCTTCTCGCCGGGGGTAAGCTCGGCATCCAGGCGCTTCACATCCGCTATTTGCTTCTGTACCCTGGCTAGGCCGTGGGCCGCAACCTCATCGGTTGGGTCCTTGGCTACAAGAGATGCATAACGTTCTAGCTCAGGAGCGAAGTACTGCTCTGGGTTGGCGGTTAAGGCCCCGGTGCGGTCAAGTAGCTTAGGAGGAACCTGGCCTTTGAATAGGCTGTACAGCTTCTGCCTCTCGGGGTCAGGAGAAAACTCTTTCTGCCAACCTTTAAGCAGTTCCTCTTTGCCTTTGAGTAGAACATCTGACTCAGGCTCGTACAGCTTGTAGCCGTAGTTCTCTATAACGTGGTCGTACAGCCCGTTGGTAGCTCTCTCGGTCTGTGCGGCAATCTTACCGGCAAGCCCACCAGCCCGCCATGCGGCAGCGTGGCTAGACAGGCTAGAGGTAATCTGCCCCATTTGGTCGGCAGCCCGGTAGTACATAGAGCCGAAGCCCAGCTTACTGCCACCCAGGTAGTTAGCGAGTTGGGAATTGGTGTCCTTGATGCCTTGGAAACCATCTGTGAGGGCGGTCTGCCAGTCCTTCATGGTGGCCATGCCGCCGTTCTTTAGAGCCACACTACCAACCTCAGCCAAGGCTGGGTCGTCTAGTATGGAGCTAACACGGACAGCAGCAGAGGTACCAGCAAAGAAATTCTTGAATGCAGTAAAGCCCAGCTTCTCCGTCCAGGGTATACTGGGGGAGACGTACCGGAAGGTAGTGAAGGGGAAGGCTACTCGCAGCCGTACCCCACGCAAGGCACCGGATGCGGCCTTGCCCATCTCGTAGTCTGTACGACCGAAGAAACTGAGATGGTTGCCTTGGGTACGCAGCTTGTTTAGTGCATCCTCTACTGTGCTTTTGCTGAGGGTCGAACCGTCAGCCAGAGGAATCTCCGCTGGGAGGTTATAAAGGTGGCCGGATGCAGCAGCTTTGTACACGGTGTCGTAGGCGCTAAGAGAGGCTTTCTGCGCTTCTTCTGAAACCAGGTTGGTGGTAAGAGTAGCTGCACCCCCAGCCATATCCTCATCCATGAACCTAACGCCCCGGAAGTGGTCAAGTAACTTGCCTGCTGTTTCTGCGGCACTTCTGCCGCCGAGTTCTTCAAGGGACTTGGTAGCAAGTTCCTTGCCCAGAACCTCGGTGCCTGCGGTACGTGCGGCAGTCTCGGCCACAGTAGCCGACCCCACGCCCGCTGCGCCAACAGTGAGCCAGGTCAGAGGGTCGTCTACAATGTCCATCCCCAGACCCAGGACAGACTTCATAATACTGTTGTGAATGCCCCACTTCTCCATCACGTCAGCGCCGGTGGCGTCTGACTGACCGGAGAGAGCCTGCCAAGTGTCTCGGAAGAACCCACCCCCCGGAGTCTTGTTGGTTATAAGCTCGGGGATGATGTGCATAGGGCGGGAGATAATGTCCACGACCTTAGCGCCTATGCTACCCGCAGCGCCCAGCACATCACCTACAACATGCTTAACGCTGTCCCAGAAGCTGTGGTGCTCGGGCGGAGCCTGCGAAGCATCGGCTGGCTGCCCGGTCATCTGCTGTGCAATCTGTGCCGCAGCCTCGGGGTTATAGGTAGCAATCTTGGCTATAGCCGAGTAGTTCGCAGCAAGCTGGTCATTGGGGTTGGCATACAGAGTAGGGTTCTGGCCCGCCACCGGCAACTGTTGGAACACCGACATAGGCACACCAAGGGTGTCAGCCACGGTGGAGTTCTGTGATTGCAACGCAGTCTGGGTTGTGGTGGTGCTTGCGCCCCCAGGCCCATACTGTAGCTGTGCTGGGGTCACCTGCTGGGTAGAGCTTGGGAACACACTCTGAGGTAATGAAGCCGGGAACACACTCCCCGACAGCGCACTACCAGTAGTCGGAAAAACCGACTGTTGGGCTAGTGCATCTTGCGTCATTACCATTAAACTTGTGCCCCCGAATTATCTGGATATCTCAGGTCTGCCATACGTTCTGCATCTGGCCGAGAATATCCTAGTTGTAGCGCCTGCTTGATGAAAGCGGCTCTTGCCGACTCTAGGCCCGAAGAAGCCTGTTGCGTACGTCGCTGTTCCTGTGCGGGCGTAAGTCCGCTGGGAGTGGTTATCCCTACTTTCCTATTAGCAACCGAGTCACCACCACCTGTGTCGGACTGGTGCTTCAAGCGGTCGGCGTCGGCCTGGCTTTGTGCAGATTGAATCTGTGCCTGAATCATCTCTTTAAGATGGTCTTTCTTACCCTGGCCTAGCGTGGCCCATTGAGGAATGGTAGTACGAAGCGCATCTACAATGTCCTTGCTCCAAGAGTCAGCACCCGGCTGAGTGTTGTGGGTCAGGTTGTAGATGAGTTTCATAATAGGAGCACTTTGGGCGTCGGTCTGTGAGACAAGCCCCTGCGAAACCAAGTAGCTTGCAATAGTCGTGGCGTCTGCACCGGGATTATCTTGGATATATTTCATAATCTCGGGGGCCGCAGAAATCATGCTGTTGACAGCCGGACGCACTTGCTGCATTCCGGCACTACCGATTTGGCCGGTCGCCAGCTTCTGCTGGAACACGGCATTCTTGCGGTCAAGCTCAGCCTGGTACTGTGCCATAGCGAAGTCGTGTTGCATCTGGGCATTGGTCTGCTGGGCCGACAGGTTCATCTGGGCCTGCTGCAGTTTGAGGTTGGCTGTGAATTGGGCGTTAGCCGACTTGTTCTCAGCGGTCAGCACATCGGTAATACTCTGGGTCTGCCGCTGGGCGGAGTCAGCCTTCTTGCCTGCGCCCTTGGTGAACTTGTCGACCGCTTTTATATCCGCTCGGTTTTGCTTAGCAGAAACCTGCGCTGTGCCTTGGGACAGCCTGGCACCGGCCATAGCCTGTGGCAGCCTGGCTCCCTGAATAAGGCGGTCGCCCTTGGCGCTACGGACAATCTGCTTGGTGAAGGAGGCACTACGCATATTGTCATGCACAAGCCCTGCCTCGATGCGGCTAGCAGACTTGTCGTAGAAACGGCCCTGCTTGGCTAGGCCACGGTTGAGGTTCATATAGATGCCAGCCATTTGGCTAGTGACAGCCCTACGGCCTGCACGTTGACCCTGCTGTAGCTCTCGCCTGGTTTGGCCTATGTGCAGGTTGGGTGCGCTAATGGGGTTGACGCTGGGCGGACGTGGAATACCGCGGCCTCCACCACCACCGGGTACGTCCCTATGCTGTGGCCCACCCCCTCTGGGGCCAGACCGAACAGTTGGTGTGTTGTGGGCGCCACTCGGGTCTACGTTAGGCATTAGTATCCAGTCTTTCCATTAAGGTTCCCTCCGTAGTAGCCATGCCACGCTGTTTTAGGGTCGGTGTAGCGGTTTGAGATGTACTTGAAGGTGTCCAGAATCTGCTTGTATGGGTTAGAGGTTTTCTGTGCCCCCACCTTGGCCCAAGTAGAGTCAAGGAATTGCCCAATGCCATAAGCTGTTGAGTGATTATTCTGAGCAGTTGGGTCCCACCCGGACTCATGGCCGATAAGTTGGTTAATAGCGTGGCGCTCGCCTTGCCAGCCCATCTGACGAGCGAGTCGGTAAGCGAAGTGCTGGTAGTCTTGAATGTTGTTTCCACCAGTTCGCACTCCACCAACTCGGTTACCACCACCCCCGCCACCAGAGCCAGGAGGCAGACCAGGTGGTGCCCAATGTTTGTCAGCGAAGCCAACGTGCAAGTGGTCCATGTGGTCTGCGGACAGGCTAGAGTCAGAGAACTGGTTACCATATTGAGTAAGGCGGTTGCGGTAGAACAGTTCCTCTGGGCTATAAATCTTAAGCAGCCGGTTGTACAGCCAGTTCAGAGCATGCTGCTCGTCCTTCCAGGGGCCACCGCCATTGTAGTTAATGTCCAGCGCCCGACCAGAGTAGTGCAGAGAGCCTTGCGTGTGTACTGGGTCCACGCCCCCGAAGTGCGGGTTCTGTCCAACCGAGAAGCCCTTGGCCTCTAACTCTTTACCTAGTTGAACTATACCGTGAGCGTTTGCCAGCTTTCCGTGAAAAGGGGCACCACCACCACCATAGTTCCCCTGGCCAACGTGAACCGAACCTGGTCCTGTGGAGCCGTACCCATATGGGTCTTTGCCCTGGCCACCGTAGGCACTCAAGCCTAGAGCAGCCTGCTGCTGTGCTTTCTGAAACATGAGGGTCATAAGCCCGGTACGCAGGGTGTCACCTGCATCGAGCTTGCCGGTGCGTAGTTGGTCAAGCTGCTCTTGTAGCTGCTGGTTCTGCTGCATAAGCATCTGGTCCCGCTGCATGGCTACTTCTTCCATGCCCTGAGCCTCGACCGACGAGCCGCCCAGCCCACGGTCTTCGGCAGCACTAGCTGCATCCCCTAGGCCTACATTACCCTGCTGCCTAATACCTTGCATCGCAAACTGGGTGTTGAGGCGGGACTGTTGGGACTGTGCCCGCAGGTCGGCCATTGTGGTCTGGTAGGTCTTCTTGAGGCCCAGCGCCTGCATAGCGAACTGGCCGTAGTCCTGCGGCGACAGGGGGAACGGGTCAGCAGACCGCTTGCTATTCTTATTGACCTGGGTATTCCGCATCCGGTTGGAGTTGCCGGTTGAGGGAGTACCGTCATTGTTTGCCATGTGTGCTCCTACGGCCTATGATATCTTGCTCGGCGGTAACGGGTATCTACTGAAATTCCAAGTATGGTTGCAGGGGCCTGCTTGCCTTCGAGTCCTATACTGACTGCATAAGAGTCGGGGATGTAGACTCCCTCCACGTAGCTTGCGGGGAATTCGTGGGTCATTTGTCTTATGACTTCGGTACTGAGAGTAGTTGCAAAGTTTCTGTAGAGACGCAAGCCTACTGGTATGTCTTCGCCACGAACGGTTCCCCATACCCGCCTAATCTGGCGGTCCTCCCTAGAGGTTGCGAATGGGAACCAGGCCGATTGCATGAACCAGGGTATGTCAACACCATTGTCCTGGGTCACACCATCATAGATGTTGAGTATCCCGCTCTCTCCGCCAGTGACACCATCGTCCACATTGTCACCACCGTTGCCGTCAAACCAAGGCGCAAGAGCACCCTCGACCATTAGAGCTTGGTCTATGTAAACAGCGGTATTTGGTGCGGTGAGAATCCCATGTGGTCGGGGTGTAAGACTACCGATGTAACTAGCCGAAACCCTCCACCAGCCGTCACCGATATCCTTGAACGTAGGAGTATAGAGAGAGGTTCCTACCCACAACTGTACTTTTGGCTTCTGTTTGTCAGAGTTGAACTTACGCCTTACTGCGAAAGCTATGGTGTGAGAGCCGGTGCTGAAATCCGAAGCCTGCTGTGCTACACCGCCATAGAGAGAGTCTTGTAGGTTCTGTATTTCTAGGCCATGCTTTTTGTGGCGGGCGGCAGCCTTGGTCTTTGTGCGTTTGACTTTGGTAACGTCTACCCCTGAGTTGTTCGCAATGGTCCAATATTGCAGCGCAGCGGTGTCACCGAATATCGCAGCGTTAGGGTTGTACTCAAAGTCGGGGTCAACAAAACCATTCCGCTCTACCACCCCGCCTATAGTGCGAGTAGATTGAGATATGTTCGCAGTTCCCGCCCACGCATAAGCTGCTGTGCCTGGGGTGCCAACTCGGGTGGGAGGAGAGAAATACATCTGCTCAACCCCGCTTACCGGGCTAAGGGCCACCGCTTGCACCTGCAAGTCCTGGGGCCAAAAGCTCTGCGAGAGCGGGTCATACACAAGAGTCTTGCTTGGTAGCCCGCTTCCCCCAGTAGGGAGGGAAATCCACAGCAGATTCTTGTAGGCCCACATAGTCACATTAGCGGGGGCCGCATCCCAGTTGGTGGCGTCTCGGAGCCAGTCCCTAATGGCCTCTGCTCCTGGTACCTCATCAACCATCGTGCCGTCTGTGAAATGCATCCCCTGGTCGGAGACGAAGTAGACCTTGCCGTTTAGCTCAGCTACTGCCCGCTTGCCTAGAGCGCCATAGTCGCTTAGCTTGCGCTTGGTCCACGACAACGGGCTGTACCCACTGAGCACGAAGGTAGACCGCTTCTTGAAGATAATCAAGTAGTTGTCGAAGTCCCACAGGGCAGTAATAGGGTCACCCTCTTGGGTGGTTATGGGAATAACTGCAGCGGAGTCTTTGCGTAGGGTGGTGCGCCAGTCAGAAGGGTCCCACACATTACCTATAGCAACATCATCAAGTTGCGCTTGGCGAGACGAGATAAGGCGGTCTTTTGAAACTGTGTCGTCTCTGGCGAACAGCCGGTCAGCATGCCATACAGCCACATCGGTAGTAGGTGCTGTGATTACTTCTTTCCAATCATCGACTGTTTTACCATCGTCGTCAAGCGGGGCTGTGGTATTTTCAACCCGCCAGTAGCTTTTCCATAGAGCACCGACGCCTGGCTCAACAGTTGAGGTTGGGTTCCCAACCATAGTGTGGGTTCGGACACAAGTGAACCGCTTGTAGTAGGTGCCGCCAGCTTTCCATAGTACTTCGTTGCCTCTTGTATATGTGGTACCAGTGACATTTTGCCATTTCTCCACACGAAGCCCAGAGTCCTCGTCAACTTGGAAATCAGTGAGAGCAGAATAGACTTTGCTGCTGTAGGTCACTCGGTCCCTGCGGCGGTAAGCCTGGTCAGTAACAAAGGCGTCGGGGGCCGGGCTTACGTCTCCTACGTTGTTCTTCCAACCTCCGGTAGGGTCCCAGGAATACATCTTGTCCTGTGCCCCGCCCCCATAGAAAATGTCATTGACCACAACCCCGTAATGCCGTCCTGAACCTTCGTTCCAGTTCTTGGTGTTGGGAGACACCTGGGTAGAGGTATTTGCGGTTAGGTCGTAGGCCCACACCTGCACCTTATTGACCCCAGAAAGGTCAGAGCCAAATATCAGCATGAGGTAGTTATGCCCACCGGCTGGGTTATATGGGTGTATAGTCCGAAGCGAGTAGCCCGCTACACTAATGTTTGGTAGCTGTGTGTAGCCAGCCCTAACCTGGGGCTGGCCTGTCACTATGTCAGGTACAAGGTTGATAGCGTCGAGTAAGCCGTTCGGTGGAACCGAAGACGGCTCTAGGTCAGGGACCCAGCCTAAGCTGAAATCCGACTGCTCTATCTTACTCGGGGCTGTCGTTAGGGGCATTCAGACACTACTCCGTAGCTGTCTCAGTAGACCCTTCTGGGTCTTCTACTTCTTCGACTTCCTCAGCTTCTTCCTCAGAAGTCTCTGGCTCATACTCATTCACCTTCTGCTTAAGTTCGGTGATGGTCTGTTCTAGGGTTTGGATGTAGTCATCTCTTGCGCTAACTTCCCCGTTAAGGGCGGTGAGTTGCTCAAATGCTTGTGCTAACTGTAGTTGTTGCAAACCAATCTGCTTGAGTGCAACATCCGGTATCTGGACTACGTTCTCCATACTATCCCTCCTATATTACCTATTGCTCTGCTTTAGCAGAGTGGAGCACCAAACGGTCAACAGCTTTAAATCCTTTTTCTGCGAACCACAACCCACCAGCTAGGTGGAAACTGAGGTCAAGTGCCACCAACGGAACTGCATGAAATGTGTTGGTGACAATAACTACAGTGGTAGCTGCAGTCACTACTAGAGCTTTTAAGAAAGTCTCCATCTTTCCTCCTATATCTCTGTGCCTGTGCTGCTAGACCCTGGTGTAATCGTTATACTTGCCGATGCCGAGTCTGTATTTGGTGTTGATTGTGCCTGAGAGTTTGTGTCTGTGACGGTGTTAGCTGCACCTGTGCTTGCATCTCTACGACCACCAACAGGAACATATGTGGTTGTAACCGTAATCCCAAGCATCTTTGCAATCATTCCGCTTGCAGTACCACCTTCTGTATTGCCCGATGTGTCAAGTATCTGTCCATGTGCGTGAACCCCACCAGAAACAAATCCGTGGTCGTGTCCACCTGCACTTGCAAAGCTATGCATGTGAGAATCATTGTCTGTTGTGTAGCTTCCAGCGCCGTGAGTATGGGCTGTACCCGTAGAAGCGCCGCCAGAGGTACCACTTACGCCGTGGCTGTGGTCGTGACTAGTAAAGCTGTGACTGTGACCAAATTCCTGTCCAAAACTGTGTCCATGACCAGGATGTTGGACGAACTTATGAACATGGTCAGCATCGTGTTTGTGTTCTGTGTCGTGCCAATGCCCGTGGTGGTGCCCGTGGGGATGCACATGCCCACCATCAGAACCGCTAAAAGAAGGTAAACCATGTACATGGGTTGCACCGCTACCGGCAGTCTGGGTGTTGGTTCCCGACCACGCAGATGAGTGATTATGCTTAGCGTCTGCCTTAACCCTGGCCGCACAAGAATCCCCAGGCTCTATGCCATGGAACATCATCTCATAAGACCACGGGGGGCTGGTGTCTTTGTCTATGTGGAAGGTGTGGTGGCGATGGTCGCCATTCACCGCCAAGTCTATAACAATACCTTCTATGTCGTCGTCATTGTAGGTCGGGTTGTATGTCCCGTTAACCTTGGCCTTCATCTTTGCCTTACCCTGCTGGGTAATAAACATAGAAGGCGTACTAGGCGTAGGCGGGTCAGAGCGAGTTACTGCCCCTGAACCTATCCAGGCGCTTATGTTCCCCGATGCATCTACGTTGCGAACCCAGCCGTAGTAACTCCCTGCGCCAGGCTTGAATGCAGGCCAGTTCTTGTGGTGAGCATGAACGTAACGGTCGAAATAGGTGACCCCATTAACCACCATCGGAGACGCAGACGAGCTACTGCTGGTGGTTATCTTAGTTTGTGCATAAGCTATGTCGGGGTGGATAAGGTTGCTGTCGTCGGGGTCGTTAGGTTGGTCCCAGTTCTGGTGGAAATGGTGCTGGCGAACTATTAACCGGCTGGCTGTTGGGTCCGGCGGCGGGTTGGTGTCGCTGGGAGTACCGGGAGCAGTCCAGTAGTGGCCGCTTATAAGGTCTGTGCCCGACCACGGACCTTTGTGTCCATGCTTGGTAATCGCTCGTACAGATGCCCGGTAGAAGGAACGAAACCGGATATGAACAAAGACGTGCTTGGCGATAGTATCTGCATCATCATCATGGGCATGAACAAAGCACCTACGGGCGGGCATGAACGTGCCCCACTTAGACGAGTCCGAAGTATTTGCAGCGGTGTAAATCTTGAAATCGTTTGTAGCTGGGTCCCAGGGGCGTAGCTTGAATTCGTAGGTCTTTATCTGATATATGTCATCTTCGTTCTGCTCGTCACACCTGACAATAGCGTGCCAGTGAGTTGCGTGGTGGCGATGCCCAGAACCCTTATCGAAGTCGAGAGTAACCCCAGTGAGAAAGAGCGGGTCATTCTCGTCGTCTTCGTGCTCTTGCGCTGGGGGCTTCTTGCGCCGCTTGACCTTTTTCAACAAACTGAATAGTCTATTGTGGTGCCCAGCTAGAACATCGAAGTTACGTTGAACCGCTTTACGGAATTCTTCCTCCCGCATAACAGTAGTTATGTGGTAAGGAAGCTCTAGTTCCTCTGGTCCCAGCTTCTCAAACTCATCCATTATTGTGGCGGTATGGTGGTAGGTATGTGCGCCCGAACCCACTCATCGGTGGTCATAGGCCACTGAGGCTCTGGGTCCTGCTTACCCCACACTATGGACTCATCATCCGCCAGGCCCCTGAACTCTCTTAGGGCGTCGGCAACCACTTTGTTGTAGGTGGAGAGTTGCTCGCCCGCCTTGGGTCCGCTAACGGTCGCATCCACTTCATGTTTCCATAGCTCGTACGTGGCCCAAGCGATAACCGCTTCTTGGTATTGGGGTGGGACTTCGGGTTCGGTGGTGCTTGTAAGTGCGGCTGGTTCCCGGTAGTAGTGGTACTCTGCGGTGTATGCCACATCGGGAGTTGGAACAAGCGTAATGATTTGTGCAACATCTGGACCATCTCCATCTATGTAAGTATTGTTGACTGTCTTGGCTGAATACCAGAACCGTGGTTCTGCATTCGTATTGAACACTGTCCGCATCCGCACACCGTCGCTGGGGGTTACCTTGGATGGGATTATGACCCTGCTGTCTGAGTTACGCACAAGTACAACAGCAAGATGACGAGTAAGGTCCACATCATCAATAGCCTCAATGTCGGGGTTACCCGCCACGACAGGGATATTTTTCTGAACTGTGAATAGCCAGGGCCACCGGGCTTCGTGGCAGAACCGGCGCACGCCCTCATCGAGCATACGCTTAACCTGGTCGTCGGACCAATAATCTGCGGTTGTCTCTGCCAGCCTAGAACGTACCTCGGCTATAAGTTCAGTCTGTGTCATCTATATCCTTACACTGTTAACTGGATAATGGTGCCAACGGAACCATCTACACCATTGGTTCCTGTTCCAGCCCCGTTACCATGAACTCCACCATTAACAGTAGGAGCATTTCCGGTCCAAGAGCGGGTG